AAAACACATAGGTCCAATAAATCAAAACGAAATTGTAATAACGTGCCATGTGGTTCGTGTAATCCTTATTGTAAACCATCTTATTGTTTCAATAAAAATACAGTTTCTACTAAAAATTGGTGTGATTGTAATATATCAAACAAAACCAAAAAATGCAAACAAAATAAACTAAACTATGTATCAAAAATATCTAATATAAAAGAACATAATATACCGATTGATGTTGTAAACAAAAAATTTCCATATATTTGGAGATTTTTACGTCAAGGAACTAAAAAAGAAATATTACGTTTATCACAGCTTGAAATAGATGAAATAAATATACCATTCAGTTTATATGACAGTCCATCTAATTCTAAACACAAAAAACAAATTAAAACATTGAAAAAGAAATACAAAGATATATAACACAACACTAAAAAAATGCCACCTGAGCTGGTGTCTCATTCCAATCATGCCATCTTGAAGACGTATCACAATGAGTATAAATGTTGAAATCATTTGAAGCTGCATCTACTAAGTCTAAAAATAAATACTCATCATCTTTAGTTTTTTCAATTAAATAACATTGTGATATATATCTTACCTTTTCACCTCTTAATAATCCTTTCATATATTTTTTTGGATTACATAATACAGTTTCCGACGAGTTTTCTATTTTTGCTGAATACCATCCATTTTCATACAAATATACTTTTGATTCTTTCAATTTTTTTTTATATGGTTTACCATCTTGTTTAACTAAGTACCCTAGAAATAAAGAACCTTCATATACATCTAACCCTTTATGCGTGGAATTTGTATTATTATAACCTCCTGACATACTAGCTAAATCACTTAATGAACTAAGCAATTTATCAGGGTCTGTTCTCATTTCATCTGCCATATCTTTAAATATAGTTTCAACTTGAGAGATCGTTACTTTCAAATATGCAGGTTTATTATGTAAATCAATTATACTCAAATATAAATAATATCTATCTGTCCAACTTAGTGATTTTTCATATTTATTTAATTTTTTATTATCCATAATATGAATACTATATTTTGGGTTCTCTTTAATCAACTGTTTGAGTGTAGAAAAGAATAACCTTTTACTGAGCCATTTATCTCTTTTAAAAATATATTTATTACTAAATGAAGCTGTATCTTCTAAATAAATAGGATTTACATCAGAATATCCTATTGTTTTTCTTTTACGAGATTTTTTTACTTTAGTAGTGTTTTTACCTTTATTTCTTTTCCTATTAGTTTTTTTATTATTTTTAAGAGTTCTTCTCTTGTTTTTTCCACCAAATTGACCAGTGTAACCCTTGACATCACTATCTAATATTTCACGAGACATTAATATATAATAGATTATATAGTATAATCCTAAAATATAAATGGTTTAAAGGTATATTATATTTTTAATTATGTTTCTCATACACGAAAATTCATATCATACTGAAGACCCTATTTATCAAAGAATATCTACATCTAATGAAGCTCGTTCCATGTTCATACCAGAAGCTCGTGTTGCCAAAGATTATTTTTTAACGGGTTTTTATGAAAGAGGATTTGTAGATTGGACATGTGATAACTTTTTGAACGAAAATAAATGTGTTATTGATATTGGTGCTCACATCGGTTGGTATACAATAGACATGGCCAAAAAATCCAAACACGTATATGCTTTCGAATGTTCTCCAAAATCATTTAATTATTTATGTTCAAATATTGCATTAAATAATTTAGATTATAATGTTTCAAAATTTAACTGTGCTTTATCCAACATAAATACTTCTCTGCCTTATTTTATTCGAGATCCAAAGGATGGTGGTGGAAATGGTATTTCAAAATTTGAATATGATGATGTTAATGAAGTGCCATCTATATTGGTTCCATGTAAGCCTTTGGATGATTTTCATTTTGAAAACATTAATTTTATAAAAATGGATGTAGAAGGACATGAGAAGCAAGTATTACAAGGAGCCAAACAAACAATTATTTCAAATGATTATCCAAAGATTTTATTTGAATCATGGGATGACGAAAAGCCTAATTTACCTATAAAAGAATTAAAAGAAGAATTATTTGATTATATTCGAACGAATTTTGAATATAAGATTGTTCATGTTGGTAAAGACATGTATTTAGCCGAACGATAATAAATATGAAAAATGAAATAGAGTTTATTTTTCATAATAGTTAAATTATGTATAAAAACGTAATAAACAATATTAGATGTAAAAATATTTCAAATTTATCAAATACATTATTATTGTGTCATAGTGGAAATAATTATAAAGTAATTGAAAAACTTGCATCATTTGGTTCAAATATTTGTGTAATGGAACATTTACCAAACAAAAAAACCCCACAAACTAAAACATTTATGGTTGCAGAAAATATTTGTGAAACAATGAAACGTCCTTGTATAACAGTATTACAATGTGATATGTATAATCCTAAATATATGGATTATGCTATTAATGAAACAAAAGATATTTATGGTTCAATAGATGGATTGGTATTGTATAATAAAAATAAATGGGAATGTGGAGAAATTATATATAAGTATTTATATTCTATAAAAACAAATGGAAATATATCAATAATGGATCCAGATTTACTTTGAGTATAAAGAGATAATATATTTTCTCAGTTATGGATAAGTTTATATGAATAATCACGAAATAAATGATATAAGAGCTCCAAAAGAGTTTAAAGGTTTTACATTTTCTAAATTCAAAAAATCAGAAGTCCGTGAACAATTAATACAAAATATGATGAAAGGTAAATACGAGCCGGCTTGTTATTGGGGAGCTGAATTGGTTTGTGCTGGTCATTATATGGATTTATGGGAAGTTATTTTACATTATGTTGGAAAACATATACATTTAGGAAATCCTAAGATTGTTATTTATTTGGAAATGAGATATGAAGTTTTTAGGAATATAATGAAACAAGGTCATTATAGTAATGAATTACAACTTAGAAATAATCCAACAATTCGAAATATTTTTGCAGAAGTTATTGCAACTTTGACATTTTCAAACCGAAAAAACAGTTTTGAATCTATTAAAATAAATAGAGTAGAAGAATTTGACATAACCCAAATGTCGGAGAGATTAAAAGCACCATCTATAAAATATTGTGAATCTATTTTTAAAAAAGAAGATCCAAAAGAACTTTATATTTCTATTAACGAATTTATTTATAATATTTCTGAAGAAGGAAAAAATATGTTGAATGCGTGTTATTGGATAGAATGGATAATAGAATTTGATTTAATATGTAAAAAACGCAAAGAACCTATATATTGTGAAAGACGTAAAGAAAGTAAAAAAGTTGAATATAAATTTCAAAAAGATATAATATGGATGATTTGGGAAGCAATCGTTTTAAGATGCGATGAAATGAAAAACGCTTTATTATCAAAAATACTTAATTCTACTATTTCATTATTTTCTATAAAATATACAACTGGATGTTGTAAAAAACGTAGATATTTATTTTATTTTGCAATATCATTATTGACTGAAATGGTTCCAACAAATATAGAAATAACTACACAAAAAGATAAAATACAAATTATTTTGGAAAAGATAAATGAAATATATAAACAAATAAAGAAAAACGAAGAAACTCCTGGAACGGATTATTTGTTTACAAATTTAGACAAAGCAGAAACTTTCGAACGTACAATACGAAAATTAGAAATGGTGCAATCTATGGATTTTGCAACGCATATGGGTTAAATATTTATATAGGATATTACACTTATATAAATATTTTATACTTTACAATTTTTATGAATATTTTTAAAAACTGTATCAATTGTTTCAGATTCTATTACCAGTTGTATAATTTTTGAGTAAGACATTTGTTTATTATATATATTGTTTATTTTTGATTTGTATTTTTTGTAACATTCATTTGGATAATAATAATTTAATATTTCTTCAAACATATTACTATTTAAATAATCCATATTTATAACTTTATCAACACGACCCACACGTGTTAAAGCAGGATCGATGGTTTCTAAAGTGTTTGTTGTAAAAAATACAATACTATTATTTAACTCTATAATACCATCTAAAACATTCAAAATATATTCTAATGAAATATCGTCTATATTTTTTACTATTTGTTGTTTTATAATTGATTCAATTCTATCATTAATTCCTAGTTTTTCAACTGTTTCACAACGGTTTGTATTTACTTCTAATATATCATTATTTATTTTTGGTACCATATCTTTCCTTATTTTTAACACATCATTATCATTTGCATCAAAATCTTCAAATACAATAATTAATTCATCTTGATTGTATACTTTACCATTTATTTTTATTGGTCTAAATAAAGATACAAAATCATTACATGTTTTTATTTTTGCCCATGAAACCAGTATACAATGACGATTTGTATACTTTATTGTTGATTTGATCAAAGATGATTTCCCGCAACCTGGTGGTCCGTGCAACATAAAAACACATTTAAATGGAATTCCATATTTTTCATTAATAATATGGTCTTTATGATTAGGATTAACAAACGGTTCTAAATACGATAACACTTCTTTTTTACTTTCAAAAAATATATTATCAAATGATTTATTTGTATGAAAAGGTGATTCTCGAAATTCTATTGTAAGTTTATTACAATCGTCCATAACTGTTTTCTGAAATTCAAAAACCATCTGTGTTTTAATACTTTTATCTTCAATATATTCTTTTTCAATTTCAGATAAAAATGTGTTTATTTTTTTGATATTATTTAAACCAGGAATAAATAGTTTATATATGTATTTTTTTATAGAACATATTTTTTTATCTGAATCATCTTTTTCGTCTTTACTTTCTTGATCTATATCATATATTACTTCCAAAAATATATTATGTTTTTCACTTATCAATATATTTTGTTTATTTTTAGGTATTAATAAAAAATCAGAAATATTAATATCAATATACGTACTATTTTCAAAATTTATTATTTCTGTTAATGAAGATATTTTTTCCATATGATATTTCTTTATATGATGAGTTATTGCATGAAATCGATCACTATATAAAGTTTTATTTGTTGGTTTAGAACCATAACCAGTATAAATCTTTATATGATATGGAATAATAATACTAGTATTTTTATAATCATTACTAATAAAATCACCTATATAATTATCGAATGACCTCCAAATTGATATTGGAATAATTTTATAAAAACCATACAAAAATATAATTATAATAATCATAGGATTATATAAAAAATTTGAATCTTTCATACTTTGACTTATGAAAGCCGCTTCCAATAAATACCACAGATCCATTGATCAAACTATTAAAAAATGTTTGTATCATTTTTTATAAGCTTTTACGTCTATACCATAATATTTATATTATTCAACAATATAAATATTATTCATTAATACTAATTTAGTAAAATATAGTTAAATGGGAAACATCTGTTGTAATAGATATGAATTTTTAAATGATTATGATGATTATGAAATAGCTATAATTGATATTGAATATGATATTCCGGTAAAAGAATTAACACATAAGAAAATGATTCTTTTTGAAAAACAAAAGGGTATATGGTCTAATATTAAAAAAGAGTGTGTATCAGAATCTAATTTATATGATCATTATAGAATTGTTTAAAAAGCGGCACCAAACGCACCACCTAACACACCATTTGCTGCCATAGGTCCCATATATGAACCCATATCACCACTATTTTGTGGACCCTGTGTCATATTAGACATCATTTCATGACCAGTAGATGGTTGTTTTGTAGTTGCTACTGGAGCTGGAGGAAACATATCTGTTTGTAATCCACTATTATCTAAACTATCTGCTCTACTTGGACTATGACTTGCACTTCCGTTTTTCTTTTGATTTTGTCTGCTTTCTGGTCCATTCCATAATTCATTTATTCGATCAACAATAATATTTACCTTAATACCTAATTTTGTTTGAATACTTAACACAATAATTAAAAATGCTAAAATCACATTTGTCAAGTTCAAAAGTTCATATTTGAAACCACTATAAGTTGGAATGTATGTAATAATACGATGAATCAAAATAATACCAATAAACATAATGAGAATTTGTATGAAAATTTCGGCTAAAATCTCCAAAGAAGACTTTTCAGAATCGGCTTCAGGAACAAATCTTTGGATAGATTTATTTAATAGAATTACAGGAATAATAGCTAAAAGAACATATTGAAGAACATTTAATATTTCGGCTTTTCCTTCATCTGTTCCAGAAAATACATGATTGAAGAAAGTTTTTTTAGGTGGTTCAGTTATACTTTGTAAATCCATTTTAAACACTATATACTATAATCAAATATTTAAAAAATATATAAAATCATATTTTGTATAGATGAAGTTAAGCCCTCATCGCCCCTTTTATCGCAGGATGATATTGATAATCATGAAGTTTGAAATCTTCAATTATATAATCATTAATATTATCTCTCTTGTTTAAAATCTCTAGCGTAGGAAATGGGTATGGAGTTCTTGAAATTTGCTCTGTAACTTGTTCAAAGTGATCGTCATAGATGTGACAATCGCCACCGTAATGTATAAATTCATATGGTTCTAAACCACATATTTTGGCTATTATACATGTTAAGACTGAATATGATAAGCAATTTATGGGAATTCCTAAAAGTTCGTCACAGCTTCTTTGGTAAAGAATACAACTTAATTTTTTTTCTTCTGTTACGAAGAATTGGTATAAAATATGACAAGGATTTAATACACCTTGGTCTAATTGTTCTGGATTCCATACACTTACCACATGTCGTCTGGAGTTTCTTGTTTCAGGATTTTTAAGGTCGTCAATAACTTTTTGTAGTTGGTCAATTCCTTGTCCTGTGTAATCCGTTTCACAACCTGTATATGGTGAGTTATAAAATCTCGCCTGATATCCATACATAGGTCCAATCGAACGACCGGGTTCATAATCTAATCCACACTTTTCTAAAAATTCTTTAGTAGTATTTCCTTTCCATATTCCAACTCCTTGGTCAGTAAGAATTTTATTATCAGTTTGACCTTTGATAAACCATAATAATTCACGAATGCCAGTTTTAACCGCAGTTTTTTTAGTAGTGAATACGGGAATTTTACCACCTTCTAATGAATAGTGCATAGCACTTCCTACACCTCTAATCGTTTTTCCATTCCTACCTTCCTCGAGAGTTCCGTGTTCCATCAAATCTTTTATCAAATTAAGATACTGATACTCTTCATGATAATCATTATTTGTATCTCGATCCTTGTATTTGTTGATGTTGATAGCATATTTTAACATATTATAATAATTATGAAATGTTGTATTTAATTATTTTTTAAATAATATATTTAGGTGATTTCCAAAATTAAAAAGAAAATATAGAAAAATATACTTTAGAAGATATTTCTTGGATATATGAATATAAATGTCATAATCCACTTTCTATGAATATGATTGCGTAATTATTTTTGAAAATATAAATATATTTATATTTATAATGAGTAGAGCATTAGGGGCTGCAAAACAAAGGAGAGCAGGCGTATCTTTTCAAGATACACAGGTCCAACCTCCTCCATCTATGATTCCATCTATAACACAGTCACAACCTGTACAAAATGGACTTACACTTCCTCAAGTAATATCTTTAGTTGACTCTAGATTAGTAAAATTAGAAAAACATATGAATGAATCTAACGTTGATGATAGTTTATTTAATGAAGTAGATGAACGTTTCACTATATTAGCTTCAGAAATTCAAGAATTAAAAGAAGTTGTTTATAAATTACAAACATATACTATGGAAGTTAACAAAAAAATTGTTGAAAATGTTTTCAAAACCGATAGTAAAATATTTGATAGTGATAATAAAAGTTGAAAAAATAAAATAAAGATAAATAATTATTTATATATAATTATTTAGGAATGGACGATATTCAAAAACAAATTGAAACATTACAAAAAAATTACTATAATGAAAATAATAAAAATACATTTTTTAAAAACGATCAAAAAAAAGATTTAGCCAAAACTATTACACAAAATATATCTATTAATGATTTAATAAAAAAATCTGTATACACAATAACTGATACAAATATAGTATTTATAGATTATCCTATATTAAAAACATTCTTATGTGAAGATGTATATGAATATTGCATCAATTATCTTTTAAATGAATACCAACACAATATTGATAAACATGGAAATTATCAAGTATCTGTAAACTTAAAAGGGTTTACTATATCTGCAGCTCAAAGATATCAAAAGGGTATTATATTATTTACTAATAAGTGTAATGAATCAAATACAAAATTTTCAGAAATAATGAGTGAAATGGTTATATTAAATGCTCCAAATATGATTGAATCAATACAAAATTTTTTAAAACCATTTATGGATCCAATTATATTTAGTAAAATAACTATTAAAACAAACAAATAATATCATTTATGATAAATAGTAAATGATATAAATAATTATTTCTATTTTTTACATTATGGAGTTTACTATTTATCAAACAAATAAATGTGAAATATTTTCAGGAATCTTTCATAATCTAAGAACATTTGTTGATAATATAAATATACAATTTTCAAGACAAGGTATACATTTACAAACTATGGATAATTCTCGTGTTTCTGTTTTTGAACTTAACATACCTGCAAAATGGTTCGATCAATATTTATGTGAATTAGAAGATGGAATTGTATTGGGAATTTCAAGTAATATTGCATCTAAAATTTTAAATGCACGAGACAAAGAACAACATATTAAATTTACTTATGAAAATTCAAATAGAGACCATCTATACGTTGAATTTTCCACTGAAAATAAAACCAAAGCTATTTTTGATAAAAATTTTGAAATGCCATTAGTTGATATGGATGAAGAAACTTTACAAATTCCTGAAATTGACTATAGTGCAGAATTTTCTTTAAATTCTTCTGTATTTTCATCTTTAATTAATCAATTAAAAACTTTTGGAGAAACCGTTGAAATTTCATGTTCTGAAGAAAATATTACATTACATTCTCATAGTGTTGATAGTGGAAAAATGTCTGTTGAAATTAAAAACGATGATTTATCGGAATTTTCAATAGTTGAAGATGAATCACTTAATCTATCATTTTCATTACATTATTTACATTGTATATGTATGTATCAAAAAATATCAAAAGAAATATCTATACATTTATGTGATAATTTTCCATTAAAAATTGCATATGATCTTGGGGAACAAGCATATATTCATTTCTATTTGGCACCTAAAATGAATGATGATTAATTTATAATTTTGTAACTCTCATTAATCTTAATTGTGAACGTATATTATTTTGTTTTATAGGAGCTACTGGTTTTGGGTTCTGTTTCCTTTTTATTCTATTACTACTTTGTAATGGTTGTATAACTGATTGAGGTGGAAATTGTTCTTCAGGTGTTTTTGGTATTTTACGTTCAACATATTGATTATTTATTGAATTATTTATTGAATTATTCCTTTGATTATTTATTGGATTATTCCTTTGATTCACATTTGGTTTTAAAGATACTTCTCTAGTCACCCTTGTTCTATTTGAAGGCATCAATACACAACCTCTTGTTTGACGACATTCTGAATCATTTAAATAAAAATCTTGTGTATCTGATTTTTTTATTTCTTCTATATTAACTGGATATTCCAGTTTATTATCTTCTATTTTTATATTAGGTTCTATTTCTGAATTTTCTTCAATAATCTTTTTCTCTGCAACATCATGGGTTATAATCGATACAATCTTTTTATTCGGATCAGTTATACTTACTAATTTTATTTTATTTATTAGACCACGATATGTTGCATAACGCATCTTTCCTTGTCGAACTATACTTTGATTATTTCTAACTTTTACAAAAAGCATATCAGTTATTTTTCTATTTACTTCATATTTAACAAACGTTTTTTTTAGTAAATATTCATAATCTTTTTTTGTAGGTAATAATTCTCTTATATTTTCATAACGTTTTAATATCTTTACCATAGGATCAATACTTCCTATGTAAAAACCATTTGTTATTCCACTACCATCATTTACATTTGTTGTATATACTATTGAACTGTTATTAATACTATCATTAATATGATTTATATTAATAGGTCTTAATAGGTAATAGTCTGGACCACATACAATAGCACAATCAAATTCATCTTTATGTTTCTCAAGATACATTCCTACACGATATTCTGAATACATTTGACGAATTGCATTTCTTATAGCAATATTAGTATAATCATGACGCATTTTACAAATACCATCTTGATAATACACATCTAATTCTTTATCTAACATTGACTGTTTATATTGTTCACAATAATCAGCTTCTATGATTCTATAATTCATCTGATTTACACTTCTACCGTCTACCACTGTTCTTTCAACATCTAAATTAAAAACATATACATGAACATCATTTTCTTTTTTTAACGGTTCAATTAAATTTTTTAATAAAGATTCGTATGTGAAACGAATTGAACGACCGATTACTCCAAAAAAACAAATACAAATACGTTTTCTTCTATTGATTACTTCTTCATTATTCATATCATATATACATATAAAATATATTTTATTATATGTATTCAGAAAATCAATTTATTTTCTCTTTACTATGACTTTTTTCCATAAAATCATTTAATATTAATAACCAATCACTCGATGATGTTTCGAAATAATAAGGACATATTGCATGTATAAATGCTTGACCACCTGCTACTATAAATGAAGTACTTAATGAAAGTGAAACATATAAATGATAAATATATGATTCATTATTTTTTCTAGGATGTTCTAAAAATAATTTATCTATTAATTTTAACATTTATATATTTTATTAATATATTTGTTTCTATATATTTCGTATGGAAATCATATATAGTATCTTTTATAATACATATATAACTATTCATTAATGACATTTGTAGAAATATTCCTTACAATAATACTATTCTTTATTATTCTATTGATATATGTACATATTCAAAATCATTATAAAACAAACGATACTATGGAAATTTTTGAATACGAATATATTTCAAATATACAACTACAAGACATTTGCGATTTAAAACAACCCATTTTATTCAACTTCTATAATAATGTTCCAGAATTATTTCAAGATGTTTCAACTTCATTCTTTTCAAACTTTTCAAACACCGATGTTTTTGTAAAAGATATTGATGACTATTGGAAAAAACCTTCACCTACCAGTGTTGATTCTATTACTCTTTCTTTTAAAAGTTTCATTAATCTAACGTATAAAGACGAAAACAAACAATATTTTACAGAAAATAATCATTCATTTATAGAACAACATCCACATATAGAATCTATACATACACATTTACAACCTTATCTCACATATTATCCTACATACGATTTTATTTCTGGATCATATAACTCTGTTACTCCATTAAGATTTCATAAAGATTACAGACTGTTCTTTATTGTACTTTCTGGTTCTATGAAAATTAAAATGTTACCTCATAAATATATTAACGAATTAAATTGTATTATAGATTATGAAAATATGGAATATTGGTCACCTGTAAATAGCTTTGATACATCTAATAATAATATTCAATTCTTAGAATTTGAAATATTTGAAGGATATACACTTTATATACCACCTTATTGGTTTTATTCTATTAAATTCTCAGGAGAAAATAAACAAAATATTGCAATAACCACTAAATATAATTCACCTATGAATATTTTAGCAAACATTTCTGATCATGGAAAAAATATCATACAAAAATACAATACATATTATAAACCATTACCTACAACTTCTCCAATTGTTAAATCTAATACATTATAATTATATACTCTATAGTATAATATGTTCTTCATTAATCTTTGTATTCCACTTATTATTTTTATACTTTTATTTGCTATCAGTTTAATTCATCAATCTATTAATGGAAATAACCCTATTGATTTTATACGAAATAATATATTTATTATATCTTGGGGAGCTGTTTTAGCAATTTTATGTCAATTAAGATATACTATTACTACTTGGATTATATTCTTATGTCCTATTGTTATCATGATTGTAAGATATACCAAAACTGGAAAATTAGAACTAAACGATAAAATACTTACCATGCCTACTAAAAAATATCATGATTCTACACCTACTCCTACATCATATATTACCACAATACCTGCATAATTATTATATTATATAAATATATAATCATTATGAGAACATCTGCTATCATATTTGCTATGGCTACTTACCTTGTTTTAGACCTCCTTTATATCTCACTTATCAGCAATCATTTCCAAAATCAAATTATTGAAGTACAACGCGTTAAATTAACAGCTAACTATTATGCTGCAAATGCTTGCTATTTATTCATTCTATTCGCATTTTGGTATTTCGTTTTAAGACAACAAAAATCTCCGTTTGATGCCGCCATTTTAGGTTTGGTTATATACGGTGTATTTGAACTTACTAACTTTGCATTATTCAAAAAATGGCGTATTGAAACCGTTATTATCGATACTTTATGGGGAGGTCTTGCACTTTCTTTAGCCACTTTTATTACTTACCGTGTTTATGGATATACTTTTGATCTTTCTATTTAAGCGATAACTTAATAATACCTTTTTGAAAAACTACCTGTTATTTCTCTTTTTAATATTTCTTTTAAATTTATAGATTTCAAATACTCTTGACGATCTTTACAAATTTTTCTCCATTTTCTTTGAAAAATCTTTATATAACTCGTTTTTACTATACTATTATATGTACCATCCTCCATTATATCTACTTGAATTATTTCTAATCTAGGTCTATGACGTATCATAGATGCCCAATACAAAAATTGCAATAATATATTTCTTTCATATGTGAAAAATATCCATATAGGTATTTTCAAAACCATTAATAATATATTTCGTTCATTATCATACGTATAACTACCTATGTAATATTTACTATCTATACACTCACTATAATCATCATCTGTTCTACCCAATATATCTTCAAACCCTTCACGTATCATTATATCATATACTATTATATATAATATATTTAACATTTTTAAGTTCAATTTTTTAAATTATTTATATATAAGGATACAATGAATAATTTAGTAGATCCATTTGCTAATGAAAATTTTCAATATGATCCAAACGCTGAAAATAGAATGGATTTGAATAGAGCTTCACCATTTACTACTACAGAATCTACATATAGGGATGGTAATTTATTTTATAAAAAACAGAGAATCAGTACTGAATCTGTTCACATATGGAATACTATTTATAGGGGAATTGCTCCAGAAGCGTTGTATGATGAATTACACGATTATTTTCCTAATATTGGAACTCAAGTGAATCAAAATCATGAAATAGCTTGTAAAAAAGCACAAAACTTTTTAGAAACTAAAGGTTACTATCATACTGACCTTTATCATAAAAATCATGATGGTTCCATTCATCATAATTCTACAAATGTTAGACAAATTGGAAACAATTATTATCCAATAGATATGGATAAAATTATTACTTTAACTCAAAAAGGAGGTGTACGAAAAAGAAAAAGAAAATATAATATTAAATCGTATAAGAAACAAAAAAAACAACGTAAAAAAAAATCTAAAACCAAGAAAAGCAATCTATAATATTATTATAATTCATATTTTTTATTCATATAATATAATATGAATAAATATAGAAAAAATAAAAAAATAAAAGGAAGCGGTAATTTTTTAAGTAGAACAAGAGTAGAAGCAGCAGAAGTTGAAGAAATAATGTATTTTACAATAAAATGGATACCTGATAATACATATAGAAATTATAGTGAATATAATCCGGATAATAGTTATTTAACTTTAAATATTGGTACATCAACTGATTGGATAGAATATAATAATGGTACAAGTGAATACGATGATGTAATATCAATACCAACAAACAATATGATTCAATTAATAGATTTAGAAATTAGAGACTTGGATATTCAAATTGAACAGGCTATTCGTAGAAGAGTGAGGCTTGGTTTGAATACAACGGCAACGGATGAAATAATATTAAAACATCAAAAATATAAATATATGACAATTAAACATTATGTAACTGGTATGTTAAATGCAGAAGTATCACATATAGAACCAGTTATTTTACAAGTAGGAAGAAGAATAAATAATAATAGAGTAGTTCCGGAACCACACGCTGAAGAAATTATACAAACAGTTTCAGAAAACCCAGATACTCTTTATCGGGGTGGTAAAAAATCAAGAAAACGCAAAATTAAAAAAACAAAACGTTCAAAAAAATCTAAAACAAAAAAAAACAAACTATAATAATAAAAATAAACCCGATTCTATTTCTTGTACCACTTCTGGCATACCTTTTGACCATTCTTTATAAGCAATCGCTTTAGAAGTTGGACGTTCTAATTCCAACAACTTCTTTAATGCCATTAATCTTCTTTCTAATGGCACTAAATCACGTGATAACTTACGACTAATTTGTTTCCAACGCCATTCAAACTGTAATGCCGCTGACCAATCTGGAAAATTCTTTACATGACAAGCACGCACCCAAGTTTCACCTTTACTCACTTTAGAACCTGTTGCATGAGCACCACCAGATATTTCTTTATTATGTTGTCTTAATCTTTTGTCTAAATCTACTGTAGCACCTACATAAGTTGCACCTGAATCACATACCAATAAATATACATAAAATTCCGAAGAACACACTTTATTAGTTTTTGAATGTTTTACCGAATCATTCATTTATATATTAATTATAAAATACTAAATTATTTAAAAATACATACATATTTCATATTTTTTAAACAATTTAAATAAATAATTTTTATTATACTAATGTTCCAAGAAAAAACATTAATTGATAAAGATTATTATTCATTAGGTAAAGTATTAGAAATACATAAATTTTTATGGACATTTGTTACTTTTGGATTTACATTCATTTATGGTGCAAATACTTATAGAATGTATTTAATGAACGCTCTATTCAGTAGCTATGGATTATTATGGGTATTAAAATCTAACATTTTTTATGATGTCAATTTTTATACAAAAAAAGAATTTATTACTAATCTTTCAACATCTATTATTAATTTTTCATCGGTTAGTGTGTATTTCTTATTTCCATATATTACTGCTACTAATAATGTTGAAATTACACTAATAGATACTTGTACTAGTCTAATATTATATAATTTTGGAGGATTCTTACATTATGGTGCTGATTGTCAAAAATTCTACACATTAAAATATAATAAACAATTAATTACAGATGGATTCTTTTCAATTATAAGACATCCGAATTATGCAGGAGAATTTCTAATATGGTTTTCATTAATTATAATTTCAGGAAAAGACAAAATATTAAGTTATATACCTCTATTTTGGTTGACTATGGCTACAATATTTTCTGGAATTCCTATAAAAGAAAAGAGTTTACAAAAATACGATGATTATAAAAAATGGGAAAAAAACACAAATAAATTAATTCCAGGAATATATTAAAAATTATTTAATTATTTTTGAATAAATCTTTTATATATTTTGACAACATCATTATAAACATCAATATAAATAATAATCCTATTATAAGTACAAAATATGTTACATTATTATATCCAAATTCCATATTATGATATTTTGGATTAAATGAAAAAGTACCATCTGCAATTATTGATAATAATATTCCAAAAATAAAATATATTCTGTATTTATTAATATTATCAACTTTAATCATGAAAAATAATAAAAAAAAGAATAATATAAATGCTATACAGTCTTTTATATAACCTAATGAATACATTATACATTTTAAATATATAAAAGTTTGATTCAAAAATTATTTAAATAAATTTGATAAATATAAATTTGGAAAAGCTATACACAAAGTACCCAATACCTTCATTAATGAAATTTTATCACCATTAAAAATCATACCATATACATATGCCATTAATACTCCTACATAAGACAATAATGAATATAATGTTACGTCCAATCGAGAAATTGCGTAAAATCTCAACAAATAACCAAACAATCCTATTATTATATTTATTGCTATAGATATATTCAAAAGATTTGTAGAACCTAATGCTAAAAATTCACCAAAACGATCATATACTAACGAAAACATTACAAAAACACCTACAAAATATGACATAAATAAATGATTCCAAGGATTTGAAGTTTTCAATCTACGAACTACAAAATATATTAATGCTTCTGTCAAACCCGCCAATAAAATCATGACAATACCTTCCAATTTACCTTCAGATATATCATTTATTCCATCACCTTTTGTTAATAAATATACACCCAATAATGACATAATCATAATAGGATGTACATTTTCACCTGACAACAACAATATCATTATCGGATATAAATAAAATAATGTGTAAGAAAGTCCACTCTCTAATAATTGAAAACCACGATATGATGTATATACATGTGCTAGTGTTATACATGATAATAATAATCCATTCTTACTAAAAACATTATCATACACATACTTGTAATCTATAAAAAACCCAGAAATTATTACATATGAAAAAAAACGACTCCACACTTGTAAATCAAGTGCTAAATCGATATTTTTTACAAATACCGGATATAATGATAATAAGGATTCTGATAATATTTTTATTATTATTTCATACATTTATATATTATATCTATTTTTTTATATATAACATAATATTTCACGTGCCAAATCATGATAAAATAATCTATTTACTACACACGCAACAAACATACCATAACTATCATCATATTTTTTAAAAGTGTTAATAGTCATTTTTAAATATTTAGTCTGTTCTGAATTAAAATCGTACAATTTTATTTTGTTTTCTGTGTCCTCTATATTTTTCTTTTTTTTAGATGATGCTATTTTCCAAAACTTCATCGAACTATATGTAAAAACCTTGTATTTATTCTTATTCAAAAACATATATACTAATCTCATACATCTTATTAGATTATATACATACCATTTTTTCTTACATATATGTGTTCTATTTGTTATTCCATGTTTTTTTTCACTATACGGTAATGTATTATAAAAATCATTTTCATCCTCTTTAAGTGTATCGAAATCTCTAATTTTTTTTAACAACTGGTTAGTAAAATTACTTGATAGATAATCCGACGATGTTGACATATTAGTCTTTTGTTCAATAATACTAATATAAATTAAAAAAAGGATATCAATTTTTTAATTATAAACCTAGCTAAACTATTATTTTTTAGATTTTTAAAACATAAGTCCATTTTCTGATTTGACTTTAATATCATGGGATTCTTCCCAATCTGGAATATTCATATCATCGTCAAAGTATTTTAACATTTCACTACGCGTAAAATAATATGCTTTATTATATTCTCCCATCCAGGTATGAATACTATATAATACTCCATCAGTACTTCTATATAGAATAAGACTACGAAAGCTGGATGAAGTATATCCATAGATTACAAAATTTAGATTTTCTTTGAAAAACCTTATTATATTTTCTTTTGCGAATTCATTATATTGACCTGATAGTTCCGCTTTCAAAACATAAGGTGATAAATTATCTTTATCATAATTTTGTATAAATTCTTCCATACTATTAGACACTATTTTTACATCATCTTCTTCTTCTGATTGAGGAGGATGATTTTCAGCATTAATTACTACATTAATAGGTAACGTGCCAGATTCATTCCATCTTTCTATTCTTTCTTCTTTTGTTAATGATTTACCACCATATAATTCAGGATGTAGTTCATCCCAAAATAATGGTACATCTGAAAGTTCAGCCGAATTAGTTGTTTGAAAGCTCATTATATTCAATTGTTATCAATACTTATATAATATTTATTATTTTCTAAGATCAATTTTTTATTATATATAAAGACTTTGTGTAGTTGCTACATACTTTAATATATTTTGTTCAATATTCACCATTTTTGACAAACAATACATTTGGTTATGGTTTTCACACAGTAATATTATTTCACGTACAATAGCTACAATTTTCAAAACTGCTTTTGTAAAATCTCCAACTGATATATTCATTTCTTGTAAATGGACTTGAATAAATTCTTTACACATTTGTTCATTATCTGCATAATACCATAATTCCATTTTATCCAACAAATTAAATTGTAACATTTCTTCATAATTTGTATATGAATCCATTTTTTTGTTATCTTCCATTTCTTCAATCAATTTAATCGTCTTTTGAATATCTATAACTCTATCCTTTAAAAATTCGTCTTCACATATTGGATAATCCTTTCTGTATTCATCTTCCACTTTTATATCCGTAAAACAAGACAACAAATTCAATATTTGTTCTGTTGAAAATTCTTCGAAGAAATTCCATTCAATCAACATTTCTGCACCCAACAAACTATGTATTTCTGATATATGCGATGCTATTTCACCCTTTTCTGTTAGTACATACTTTTTATCAGAATAATCCATCTTTATACAATTATGTGACTCCAATAATTTACATGTTATTTCTATTTGAACATCTATATAATGTTTGTAATATAAATGATTACATTTTTCTAATTCACATTCCTTTTCCATTTCTCTAATCTCTTTAAACACTTCTAGATCTTTTGTAAATGTTTTATTATTATCTTTTATAGTTTTAATCTCACGATCAACTTCTTTACGCTTTTTATTATTTAAAAACTCATAATTCAATTGTAATTTCATATATTTATCCAAATCTTCAATACTTGTTTTAAACTGCATTTGTTTCTTATTATTTATCAAAGACTCAAAATTCTTTACATTTGCATCCAAACATTTTTGTTGATCATTTAATTCTAAACCCATCATACTCTTTTCTATAAATTCTTTGAAGTCACGATTTGTATGAAGCAAATGTAATATTAATTGATATGTTATACGGAAATTTGATATCAAACTTTGTGGCATTCCACATAATATTGTTTTATAATCATTCGTAGAAGGAATTTCAAACAAATTATTACAGTGAATTACGTGTCCTACTGTATCAATACCTCTACGACCTGCACGACCAGCACACTGCATATATTCATGAGCATATACATATCTCGGTCCTCTATTATCATATTTTGATAAATTTGAGAAAATTGCTGTTCGAATTGGACAATCCAAACCGATTGAAAATGATTCTGTAGCAAATAATAATTTTATAACTCGTTTTCCTATCATCAATTCAACTATTTCACGAAACACAGGCAACATTCCTGAATGATGTATACCAACACCTTTTTCTAATAAACTTACCAATACACCATATTCAGGCAATTCCATATATTCTTTATAATTGGAAAACTTACGTATTATTGCATCACAATCATGCTTCATAGTATAAGGAACTTTACTATCAAACTCTAACAAATTTGTAGTTATATCCTTCGCACAACTTTCCACACCTTTTCTAGAAAACACAAAACATATAGCCGGTAACATTTCTTCATCACGCAATTTCTCACACAGTTTATTCAATACAAACTTTCGATTCATATAACAACGATTTTTATCCATTACATCTTTTGTTTTATTAATAATATTATAATTTATATCGTTAAATACGCCTTTTGCACTTCGTAACTCCATAAATTTATTTGTATTTCTTCTAAGATTTTCTTTTATTTCTTTATCTTTTATTGTTTTAAAAGGTGCTTCTGTTGTTGCCAAAAACCCATAATGTGTAAGTGGAACAATACGATGATTATTATACGATAAAGCTACTTCTTTACCATCATTACGAGAATCTTCGATCCATCGAGCAAATATTTCTGGTGAGTCTATTGTTGCTGATAACATAATCATTTGAACATGTTTGGGCAACATCATTATAGATTGCTCCCACACCTTACCACGGTCTTTATCATTTATATAATGCACTTCGTCAAAAACTACACATGCTAATTCTGTTTCAATATTTATTTGAAAAGATAAATAAATTGAACTTTCTCGATTTCCTTTAAACAAAGTATTCATTAAAATCTCCGTTGTCATTATCAAAACATCTGCATTTGGATTTATCTTAATGTCACCAGTAAATAATCCAATTTCAAGATTTGGATATTTTTGTTGAAAATCATAGAATTTTTGATTGGAAAGGGCCTTGATTGGCGAACAATAAATTACTTTTTTACCTTTATCAGTGAAATATTTAATAGCAAACTCCGCTGGTAAAGTTTTACCTGAACCTGTTGGAACACACACTAAACTATGATTTCCTTTTACTACATTTTCAATAGAATATTTTTGAAAATCACTCAATTCAAAACCGAAACTATCGAAATGTTCATTGTAGACTTCATCTTGTTGTTGGTACGCAGTATTACAAAGTTTCACCATTTTATCAAACACTATATATTGTATTGATTTTACTGTTTAAATATTTTAAAATCAATTTTTTAGAGATACAACTTGAATACTCTCATGATGGGGAGCATCTTCCACTCTGTCGATTTCATCCATTTCTTCTAAATCAGGCTTGTTGACACAATTGTTCATATCTACTTTCTCGCGATTATTGTACGCCATTAGCATCACATCATCCATGGCCTTTTTATATTTATCCGGATTGTTCTTCATACCGTCTATGAAATTGTTTAACCGCTCATCCGCTCGTGGATTCAGTTTGGCCTTCCGCTCATCATAAAAATCGCATATTTCACTGAACCTGGAATCTACCATTTCTGAAAAAATTTTGTCTGTTAAATCCGTGATGAATTTTTGCTCGATTTCGCTGTATTTGTGCGCATACTTACTACGCAAATTTGTAAGAGCTACATTCAAATATTCCGGATATTCCCCCGAAAAATGGACCTTGTGAATATAATACAATAAACTTCCATGTAACTTACTCAATACTTGCTTTTTGTCTTTATCGGTCAGCAAATCCGCGATGGTTTCACTTCCCAACTGAACCCGATAGGAAACATTGTTTATAATTGTATTATTCATCATGTTATTTGTAATATTATTTGTCACCGATGAACGAATACTCTCGATTTGCTTGTTCTGACTTTCTAACAGCTCTATTTTCTGCTGTTGTAATGCGATTGTTTGCTCCATCTCTCTATTGCGCTGTTGAACCACTTTACAACGATTTTCTACGTGCCGCTTTAATGCATCAGAACGCGAGAACGGTTCCATACAATGAGGACACGAAAGCATTTTGTCGGAACCATTATGTTTCCGTTGCGGTGGAACTTTCATACAAGATTCTTTTACTTCGGTGTAATTTGGTGGACGGTTTTGTTGTGACTTTTGTAATTTCTTATTTAATTTCTTGTATGCTTTCCATTCGTTCACCCGTTTATTCGAGTCAGTTTTTGATGAACAATTCTTGTAATACTCCAACACATTTATCTCCCAATTATCGAATCCACCATTATCAGCTATTTGTTTATTTATTTCGGTTTCTTTTCCCTCTGTAAATGCTTTGCGGAATCTATACTTTATATTTTTTAAATTTGTAGTCGCACCGATTTCCACGTATTTTACCCGTGGTTCTTTACATTTAAATTCGTATATTATGGTGTTGGTATAGTCTGTGGCGGGCATCTATATACTATATGTTATAAAATTCTATATCCTTTTTTATAAATTCCTAAACATTTACTCAAAATGTTGTATAAATGGTCTCAAAATTTGAGACTTTGGTGTAATTTTGTGGAGATTAGGTAATAGTTTGAGTCGTTTATAGACATTTTGAGACGTCGATGGAAATTCAGGATTTTTGATGGAAATCCGAAAAACATAAATAAATTTTTGGATTTTCGTTTTTTTTTCATTGATGAACAAATATATTGGGTTTTCGCCACTGCATACCACACCAAACCGTTCATTTTTGGGCCCATTTTGACAAAATGGCTCCAAGTCATCCGGCAGCCAACTTTTACCCCTGATTTGGTCTCAAAATGGCCATTTTCCGGTGGAGGATCCACCAATTTTGGTGGATTTTGGTGGATTTTTGGTCACAAAAAATATTATGAAAATATACAAAGCATAAATGATAATAAAAATATATATAATTGAATAGCTCCAAAGCATAAGAAACTGTAAAAATGACCGTTTTTTCGAAGGTATGGTAATAAACATCGAATAGATTATATTTCGAGTGACTCGTTATATGCTAATAGTATAATCGTTAACATTTCTTAAAAAAACGTCTCAAAACAATTACCCGTGGATTATCATTTGTCATATTTTACATTATGGTGTAATTATGGACTGTTTTTATTTTATTTATTATTTTTTTGATTTTTTTGGAAAAAAAAGTCTCAAACCTCCACCAATTTTTGAGTTTTAAAACTCAGAGAGAGAGACGAGGATTTAAAAAAATTTGTGTGAAAAAAAATAAGAAAATAGGATTTCTAAAAAAAAGTAGAATATTTAGGAATCTTCTTTCAAAGTCTATTTTTTATGAAATATGTGAAAAATCATAAATTTCAAATATTTAGGAATCTCACTTCAAAATATAGGATTGGATGATTTTCAGGATTTGTGGACTTTTAGGAATATTTTGTTTGAGTTTAATACAAAAATCTTTATGTGAAAGTGAATGTCCTAATCCTTTAATACCGGGTTCAGATAGAAGATCAAACAAAAAATTATTACGGGTATCTCAATATAATGTAGAGTGGTTGTTTATTGACCACTGTAGTTCATCTGACTGTCCCGGCTCGGGTTGTCCGTGGAAAAATGAGACAGAAGCTCAGACACATTTGTCTACAATTGTCAATAATATACAGTCCATCAATCCTGATATAATGAACTTTGCCGAGATCGAGGGGTGTGATGAAATCAATATGTTGCGTGAGTCGTTGGATGAATCATATAATGGATTTTTGATAAAAGGAACAGACACGAGTACGGGACAAAATGTAGGTATGATTTCAAAAATAGACCCCATTATAACTTTATATAGAAGTGAAAATAGAAAAAATTATCCTATTCAAAATACCATGTGTGGTTATACTGGAGAACCAGGCAATACTGGTGTAAGTAAACATTATATAAGTGAATTTTTGATAAATGATATATCTGTAGTAATAATAGGAATACATTTATTAGCTTTCCCTACTGATCCATACAGATGTGCAAAACGTGAAGCTCAAGCTTTGGTAATACAAGATATTATTTACTATTATATAACCATTAACTATGAAGTAATAGTCATAGGAGATTTCAACGATTTTGATGGTGATGTTCTCGATAAAAATAATAATAAACCTACTTCAAAAGTATTAGATATATTCAAAGGAAACTTTGGAACATACGCAAACAAATTTAAATTACATAGTGTTTTAGAAAACCTTCAAAAGAATGAAAGATATAGTGATTGGTATGACAAAAATAATGATTGCCAATCATCCGATGATGAGTTCTCACAAATTGATCATATTTTAGTTTCTGATTATTTATTCAAAAATATACAAAATGTCTCCATGTTTCACTCATACAAAGAATATTGTGGAACTTATAATTCTGATCATTATCCTTTAATAGTTGATTTTTTAGTGTGAGGTTCTCAAATACTATTTTGGTTCTCAAATTCTAAAAAATGAAAACCCTTCAAAAAATACAATAAAAATACTTTAGGAAAAATATTGAATTTTATACACACAAAATTTTTCGAAGTATTTGAGAACCACGGAGAACAACAGCCATTATTTAAATAAACATATAATGTATAAATGAATAACAACAAAACACGTAAAAATCGTACTTTGAAGTATAAGATTAATAATTATATATTAAAAAAGTCCGATATATGTTGTGAAGAAGATTTAGAGAGACCGGTTGTTATTGATAAAATATTTAAAAGTTACGAAAAAGTCGCCGAATTCTTTGGTGAAAAAGATGATTATTTATCATATATTGCCAACGATATTCCGGTGTTTATTGGATATAAAATAGATCTTCAAAAATTTAGGGACAGAAAAGGTGTGAGATTATTTAATATATTGACTGATTCTACTAAGAAAAACAAAGAAGTAAATAAAGATAGCATTATCGATTTATTAAATGCAGTACCTTTGTATTATTTATTGGCATTATTAGGTTATTCATATTGCAAACTTCCAGAAAATAATGAATAAGGTTCTCGAATGCTATTTTGGTTCTCAAATTCCTAAAAAAAATTTGTGTATAGAAAATACAAAATTTTTTCTGTCTTTTATTTTTCTGTTTTTTTTCACACAAATTTATTTTTAGAATTTGAGAACCAAAATAGTATTTGAGAACCTAAAAACATAAATACAATTTTATGATTATATTTATGGACTTACCATTAGAATTAGTTGATAAAATATTACAATATGATGGACGAATTAAATATAGAAAAGGTGAATTCGTTAATGTTATGCATCCAATAAAAGTTTTAGGATTTTACAGATTTATATTAAGCCCTGTATTAAAAAAAAAAATTAATATTACCACTATTGGTATTTGCTCTATTAATAGAATATCAAATGAACTATCATCATCATTACCTGATGATCCTGGTTTTAATTTCTCACCAACTTGGAACTTTTATACAAAAAATAAGTTTCTTAGAGAAGGTACGAATAATAAATTTTATTTGGAAATTGAATTTGATAGTTTACCTGGAGTTGGATTATGTTATGATTATTATTGGGGATATGATAATTTTCAGATTGTTTATTTCGATACAAAAGATGGTTGGACTCAACATAGTACAATTGTTTTATAATAAATATAATAAATACAATATTATAATTGTATTTATGGATCCAATTACTTTGATTTTTTTATCATCAATACTCCTTGCAAGTTTAATAGTAATTTTTTTATATATTTCGATTGGTATAGCTATAACAAAACTATGTTCAAGTTGTTTCAATTATAAGTAAAAAAATCTTACAACTAATTTAGCTACATCTACTCAACTTTAATTAATGATTTTTGCCAATAAACTATCCATTTATATTGATCGGTAACAGTCATAATGATTGGTGTTTGAGAACTAATACCACACATTTTCGCAACTAATTCTTCTTGTGATCTATTTTTCCCCTTTTTTTGCAAATATTTTGGTGCTTCATTTGATTTTCTTTTGTAGAATATTTTTTCGAATTCATCATATGCATATATGATAGCATCTTCTTGTGTATCAAACAGTTTGAACCCTTTATCTTCTTCTGGTATGGATTTATTTTTTCTCCGCTCGGCAACAAGTTCTCGAAGTTGTTTATTATTGAACAGTTTCAAAATATCAGAGTCTTTAATAGGTTCAATATAATCATCGTATGTAAAACATTTGGATCCTTGTTTAGACCTTGCATTAAGGGAGCAACTTTCCATTTCACATACGATATGTTTTGAATCTTTATTACAATATACAACTGTTTGACAATATTGAGAACCCCAGTTTCTCATTCGTCCGGTTAAACGTCCATATAATTGGTACATTTCATCATTAGTAATATTGGGTCTTCCGATAATGGCACTTGTAAAAGATCCGAGTTTTTCATTCATAAGTGTTTGCCCCATACCAAGACAATTGAAACCGACAATACATAAACTACGTTCACTAAGATTCAAATCGTTTTCTATACAAGCATTATATATGGATTGATTTATTTCAACTTTCAAAGATAATTTTTTGGAAATAATTTCGCAAGTTGATTCATCATAGAATGATATAGTTTTTTCAGTAGAGTTAATAACAATAACAACAGCATATTTGAAATTTTCAAAAATTAGCGAACGTACAACAGAATGTACAATTTGTTTGACATTTGCGGGAATAAATACACGAGATCCATGGTTGAATATTTCTGGATATTTTTCCATAACAAATTTGAAATAAGACAATACGTCTTTTGGTGGTTTCATCATTCTATGTATGAGTTCTTCACCATCAACATCGGACCATTCAGTATGTATATAAGAAAGGTCTTTTAAACAAATATAATCTTTATCGAAATAAGGATCGTTATTATGTATTAATCTAATTGATCCCCATAATTCACCGCTTTTCCAAAGAGATTGTGGAGTGGCAGTCATTCCTAATATTTTAATGACGCGTGGATTTTGAATTATTTTTTCGATAAATTCTCGTGTTGAATTGATATATTTGTGCATTTCATCCATGTAAATATAAATATTATTTTTAATGGATTTTATTATAGTGTTGATGTGTGAAATACGTTTTGAATTACAGCAAGTAAATATAACATGTGGTGTTCCTTTTTTCATACATAATGTATTGAACTGATTTACATTATGTATATGTTTGTATGATTTGGACATTTTTCTGCAAGATAATATTGCAATTTTTTCAGGGTCTATATTTTCACCGGCTCGATAAACAGTTTGTCCATTATTTATGAGATCATTCATCGTAAAGAATATATGAATGGATCCGTGATCATTCGAACGATTTTTCAAAAGTTCTTGAATAGCCACGAATGTTTTACCTGATTGTGTTGGTAAACACGAAAGTTGTATTTTTTCCATAATTTCCTATTTGGTTTATTTTATACATACTAGTAAAAAACAAAAAAGAACATCAATTTTTTTATATGAGTTATAATAATTATGAAAAGAATATAGAAGATTAAGTACATAAAATAACGTATACCCGGTTAGCTCAGTCGGTAGAGCGCCAGCCTTTTAAGCTGGTGGTCGTGGGTTCGAGCCCCACATTGGGTATTTTAGCATCGATGGCCGAGTGGTCTAAGGCGCTGCACTTAAGATGCAGTCTCGTAAGAGGCGAGGGTTCGAACCCCTCTCGATGCATTTACACTTATAGCTCAGTTGGTTAGAGCGTCGGTCTTATGAGCCGAAGGTCTGCGGTTCGAGCCCGCATTAGTGTATTTTTTTTCACTATATTATTATATAGTGAAAATGGAAGATAATATTCTATTTAGTTTTATTAATATAATAAAAAGAGTTTTATAATAATTGATATAACAAAAGGTTTATAAATGTTATTTATTTGTATATATCAAATTTTTAGTAATCAGAACTACAAAAAACATTCTAAGAAAAGAAGGTTATAGGTTAGTAGATCCAAATGTATTTTCTCCAGAGTAAGTTACATATAAAAATCCGTCTTCATCTTTAAATGATTCATATATTTTATAAATTTCTGCATTAGTAGATGGGATTGTTCCATTAATAAAGACGAATATAGCTTGTTCTGATGATAATTTGATTCTTTTTCTTATTACAAACATGAATTGCCCGATAGTAAGGTCAATTGGAACTAAATATTTAGATTTATCTAATTTTGGTATATTATCATTATTATTTTTAGATTTTTCACAAATAACGGGAATCCTTTCTGGATATTTATTTTTTATTCTTGTAGATTCTTGTAATCTATCTTCAAATTTATGTAATTTTTTAAAATTCATTTGTATATAAAAATGAATAATATAAAAAATATATAAAAGATAACTAATTATAGATTTTCGATTTCATCCCAAAGAGAAGATAAATGTTTTGCATAAACTACTTCATTTCCGGTCCATCCAGATAATATAGCTCCTCTATATGTAGATTCTGGTAATATAGTATTATCATAACCTGCTGTTTGAACCATGTAAGTATTCAATTTTGGATTTATTTCCATACGATATTTGTCTATACATTTGTGTACGTCTATATAATTAGTAGAATTACGTGATTTTTCTCCCCATAAGAATCCTTTATCTTTAATATCATCATCGTTTCCATATAGACCTCCGTGTCCTACTTGCATATCGGAGTAACAAAACCAGTGATCAAAGTTGTATGAATCTGGATTTTCGAATGCTCTTTTGAAAAAGAGCCATACACCATTTTCAGTTGAAGATCCAACAGTTTTGCCGATATCCAATATTTGATTATATTGTTCTAAAAGTGGTTTTGATTTATCAACTTCATAAAGATTTAGACTATCACCAAAAACTCCTACAACGCCACGTCCAGTTGCACGATAAGCAGTTAGTAATCCTGATAAATTTCCTATATCAGCGACTGTTTGAGTTCCATATACAGAAGTGAAAGTTCCATGAGCACTACCGCTATTATCACATAAAGATATTACATTTCCATCTAAATAAGGGTAGTTTTCTATTGATTTTTGTAGACATTTTTCTAAATATTCAAATATAACATCTTTGTATGTAGTATTAACAGTAACATCAGAATTATATTTTCTTTTATTTCTGGATTTAATTTCTTGTATTTCCCCTTCTTCCAAATCTTCAACTATTAAATCCTGTTTTTCAAATTGATTTTTTACTTGATTATATGCTGTTATATATCTGAATGGAAACTGTTTACCACCTTCTACACCTTGAAATAACATTTCCATATAACTAATCATGTTTTCTATACCGGGGTCACTAGCAGCAAATCCACGTATATTTCTTAATGCTGCCATGTGAGGTATACGCCATTCCATAAGGTTGATTGTTTCTAACCAAGTTTTACCCATAGAACGATGTTTTTCCCATTTGATGTCTTTATCATCGAGATCAATATGACCATCCAGCATCAAATTTTCAAGAGTATTGTTTATTCTTAATGTTTTTTTGGATGCATGACATAAACGTACCATACTGATAGAATCTTTACGATATTTTTCTTGTTGATATTGAGATAAATTTTTCAAACGATCTTCATACGCACGTTTAATGAAAGTAGGGAATTTAGTTTTACTACCGAATAAAGATTTCCATGCATCTAAGCAGGCTATAGCATCAGATGGTAGTATCCAACATTTTACCAATATTTCACGAAAGAACATAGGATTATTTTGGTTGAATTCTAGACGATGTGGGTGTGATGCAGCTATTGCTAAGATTTGTGCGGTTGATTTTCGCATAAGGAATTCATTCCGACATTTAACGGCAAGTTCCAAAGTTTTTTTAAAGTCAAATTCAAGAGAATTATTTATAGCTTTATAAAAAGTTTCATTACGAGAAATCATAAAATCAGTTGGTATTAAAAGATGATCTTTTAGAATTTGAAACATTTCATTTTCTCGTGTATTATATTCTATTTTAAATTCGTTTTTATCAACAGGTTGGTAATAGGTTGGTTCTCCCAAAAAACTGGAGAAAGCTACAAGTTCAGCTCTTTTTAAAGGATTAAATAGTTTAAAACTTTTACCGCCCATAAAGTTAATCATTTCATTAGTAGAAGTATTCATAATATTAAATATACAGTAACAAATATTTATACTGTTTTAAAAAATAAATATAGATCGATTTTACAGTGAAAGACTTTTTGTAAATATACAAGTATATTTACAAAAATTAAATAGGATTTTACCAAGGTATCTTCGATTTTATAATCTTCGATTTAATCCTTATAAGATTTATTAAAAATCTTACTTATTCGAACAAGTTTTAATTAGTCGATGAAGTCAATACAACCGCTTCCACAGTATACCGTGTGGTATATATTTTATAAAGGATTGTGGAGATATTTTGTATTGACTATTACTCTTTATGAGTAATTAATTTTCGATGAAGTCAATATACCCGCTTCCATCTGCAGCTGGAGATATTATATACTGACAAGTAAGAGATATTATAAAATGGTTTTTTAAGGCAAATATTCGATGTAACCATTTTATCCGCTTCTTACAAATTATTTCATTTAATAATGATTCCACATAATTATATAATATATTTTTTTTATATTATTTTTTGAATATATATATGAAAATATATTTGTTGTTTTATAGAACAGGATAACTAGCTTGTAACAAAATTCCACATTGTCCTTGTCCGTTGTTATATTGAGATCCTTTCCCTAGTTTAATAAATCCATTATCTCCCCATGAAGAAGACCACGAGTTTTTAACTAAGTAATAATCTTCACCATTTTCTGTTCCGTATCCAACAGTAAGAACACCGTGATCGAGATTAGTTCCACATTCTCCAGTAAATACTCCGGAAGAATATAATTGAAATTCTCTTTGGTCAGCTTCAATAGCAACAGAAACAGGATTTAATGCAATTGCAGACATCATTTCTTGATCGTTGCTAGGAGGTACATCAACAAGATCTACAATTTGTGATCCTTTAACTAAATCACATTGTGTTTGACAATTTTGACCTGAAGAACCATCTTGAGAAATATATGGATAATCGAATTCACTACAAAGACCACCGTTACCATTTATCCATGTAAAAGCATTATCCATTAATCCACCATTACATCCGTGATCATGACCACCGTTTTTCCAGTTGTCACAATCAACAAGTTGCTCTTCGGAAAAGGACACCAAAGTTCCATATTTAACAAAATACGCACCTTCCAAAGCACCGGTGGTTGAGAAAGACCAACAAGAACCACATTGTCCTTGATCTTTTACAGGAGTAACAGCACCATCGGAAACCCAATCGACTTTACTCGGTGGAGAAGACTTGCGTAAAGTATCTTGAATGATGTTTACAGGTGCTTTATGTATGAATTTATTAGAAACTATTTCGATATATTCTGTAGAATTCATACCAGAGAATTGATTATGAGCTAATTTGTATGATTTTCTTTGTGAATTTACGGTATCTATGAAGATATCATTTTCTTTCCATTTTTCAAAAATATCATAAAAGTGATTGGTACTTTTAATTCTAATTTTAAAATTATCGAGCCATCTTAAAAAGCGATGTTCAACGGAGTTATCAGAGACGGCGTATGATGTGGTAACAAAAGAGATAAATAATGTAAATAAACTTAAGAAATTCATTTATATAGATTGAAATATATTTTTATTTAGTTTTCCTAAAAATATATTTTTGTTTGAATTATATTTTATCTAAGTTTATGCAAAATGTATATTATGGATTTTCTAAAGCGGTTATACGTGCCAATAGATCAGCCATTTGTGTTTTTAATGTGTTCACTTCGGCTTCTAAATTAGCAGTTTTAGTTTTTTCTTCTTGTTGGTTTCTGTCTATTTCTTGTAAAGCTGCGGTAGCTGCTGTCCATATGGCATCTTTTCTTATTGTAAGACAATTGTTTACTTCTTGTCCTTCAACAAAAATATCACCGGTGGCAATTTTATTTCCGTGTACAAAGTCTGGTATAAATATTTTTAATTGTGTTTCATTTATAACTTCATGTATTTTAACTTCAAAATGATTAACGGATCCATCCCATAAATTTATTTCTTTAAACAAATTATTAGAAGAATCATATTCAAGATCTGTAATTAAGTTCAAACTTGGATCATCCAAAGTTATTATTGCATATGACAAATCGGTACAATATTCAAATTCTCCCCAACTATAAATATTAGGCAAATTTTTGTTTTCTTTTTTTATTGCTTCTGGCATAATTTCTTCAACTTCTTGTGCAATAAATCCATCAACAACCGCATGTCCCTTAGTCAAGACATCTTTATATTGATATCTACATGGTTTCAATTGACGTATTTTTTCTAATGATAATGAATCGTTAATTTCTACAATATTCTTTTTTATTCTTCTGTCACTATATCCACACACCGCAGTGCCAACAATACCACCGTTGCACATTATCTTTGTATGATCGAACATGGATTGGTTGTGATCTCCCCAATGGTCATGATTGTAACCTATAGAACGAGACCACTGAGTTGGATCCCAGTTAGTTCCACTTGCAGTTACATAAAGAGCATATGTACCTGAGTTGCTACCAATAGAAACTCGAGCGCTTGCCCCATCCTTTGCGTCACGATAGTTATGACCGTATAAAATTTTATTATTATAATTACGAAGGTAGGTACTATCAGACATGTGCCATCCCCCGCCATGAGATTGAAAATACAATCCTCCACTTGCTTGAGCTCTGAACCAATTTTGTGCGTAAATTTCACTGGCTCCTCTAATAGTACCATTTACTTCAAATGTATAAGTGCCTGTTGGTGCCATATTTACACCTATTGTATTGTTAGTGTCAAAGTACATCTGGGTACTCCCGTTGTCTCTTGCGGTAATCGATAAATCCTTACCAGTACTGGTAGATTCAGTATGACTTTTGATTCTATTGTAACTACCTGCGTCAACTTCAAAAAACATCCCAGTCCCAATACCTACTTTTTGTGATCCATTTCCTAAAATAATCGTATTGGAATTTGGAGCATTTGCTCCATATCCAAT